TACATGTTCTTTTAAAATAGAACCTGCAAATGGTCTGAAGTATTCACGATGCTTTACAGTATTAACAAAGTCCTTACCCTCAGGATCACGAGGATCATATAAGATAGAACGATTACCAAGAGCACGAGGACCAGACTCAGACTTACCTTGGAACATTGCTACAATATTCTCAGAAGTAATCAACTTAATTATATCCTCATGATTAGCACCTTGAACTATACCACCATACTTATCAGCTACCTTCTGAATATCTTCTGAAGAATAATTATAGTCAGGACCAAGATATAATGTGTCTATCTGAGGTTTAGGATCTTCAAATTGATGAGGTTGAAGTGCTTTATAATAAACATAAAGTGCTGCTCCAATAGCAGTACCAGCATCATTACTTACTGGTTCTACAAATAGATTGATGCCTTCATCCTTTAACTGTTCAAGATACCAGTAGTTTGCAACACAATTTAATCCATATCCACCAGACAATACTACATTCTTCTTACCAGTCATCTCGACTGCCTTACGAATGAGTTTTAAAACTGCTTCTTGTGTCTCTACCTGTACTGCATACGCTAAGTCTCTTCTATTCTGAAGCTTAGTTAGATCTGAATCCTTATCATCAGGATCTGGATGATCATCAAGGAAAGGATACTCATGACAATTAACATGCCCTGCATTTGGATAGGTAGGAATCATTACATTCCTATCTACTGTACCATACTCCTTAAAAATCTTAGGTACTTCTGGATTGGGTTTACCATATGGAAATAGTCCCATAGTTTTCCCTGCTTCAATAGCATGCCACCCACAATACTGTGTGACTGCCTCATATGCCTTAACAATACCACAAGTTTCATCAAGTAGATACTCAAAGGTTCCTTTCTCAGTAGGATATATTTCCTTTGCTTCCATTTCAGGGATGATTGCTGTAGTAGCAGGCCCTCTAGTACCTAGATGCTTCCATACAGTATTAATTTCCTTAGGATAACTACAATCAAATATAGTTTCAACTTCCCATACTGTATCCTGTCTATCCATGATAGTAAAGTCAATGAATGTACCTGCACCATCAACTACTAGAGCTGTTGCTTCTGTAAATCCAGAACGATAAAATGCACACGCAGCATGTAACTTATGATGGATATTTCCTAAGTCAATAACTTGTGAATGCCCCTTCGCTGGATCCTCATTACTACGATCATCAATCAGTCCCATCTTTCTTGCAAGACCTACATAGGCAGGTTCAAAAGAATACTCTAACTTAGGACAATCCTTTGCTGCCATCTGAGTATGACCAATGACAAGATAATCAAGTCTATCAGTGTACTCTTTGATCAACATCATTGATGCGAGGGGAGCACCATCATACTTACGACGAGAAATTCTTTCCTCTTCTACAGAAAATACAATCTCACCATCTTTAAGGAGACATACCCCACCGTTATGTCCTCTTGCTATACCAGCAATCCACTGTGTCATTTTCCAAACCCCTTAGTTTCTGCTTGTACAATTTTTCTCTTGGCAGGTTTGCCAAGTCTATCTCTACATGATTTAATCACTGCAGCGATATCTTCTTCAGTCATAGACATACATTCGTCATTCTGCATGTCCTGATAGTCCTCCATAGTCAACCTAATTGGAGAAAAAGTCCTCTTATCTTCACCGAGATCTATTATATCAAATTTTGGATCATCTGGATAGGATATATTAATAGGATATGTTGATCCAATCACAGCAGTGACAGTACTATCAACTGCCTTAGCAATATGCTGACCAACAGAATCGCATCCTAAGAAATGATCTGCTCTGTCTATAATACTTGCCCAGATACGAATGTCTTCTATATTAGGGAGGATATATGCATCTTTTGATTCTTTCTCTTCTGTAGTAAAAGGAAACTCTGACATCACAATCACACAATAATCTTTCTTTAAATCATTGATGATTGTACTAATGTCTGATAGATTAAAACTACGAGAGGTGGGGTCAAACATATACCCACCAGAATCCATGATACCTCTACCAAATGGTTGGATAACTATAACCTTTTCTTTTCCTGTAGTTTTTATTGCCTCATCTACCAACTGAAGTCCTTGAATACCCTCACCTTTCGCTAATGAAATATTAGGAGCAGGAAGTTCTCTTGGTTCATCTAACTCATTGATTTGTATATCAAATGCTTGTGCAAGACTACACTTCTGATTATAATAATGCCATATTCTATATGGTTCAGGGGTTATACAATCCCTATCTTTAATCTTATCTTCAAACAATCCTTTATGCCAATTATCATAGGCATACTTATGTAATACAGGATGTCCCCTATAAAAATTCATACCACCTTCACTGACAATTATAAAATCGTCATGAGTTTCGGCATATTTCTCCAATGCAGGAATGGAAGCAACTACTCTACCAGCACCACCATTAATAAAGAATACTTTAGATCTCATACTAAATTCTCAACAAATTATATAGTCATAGAAAAACAACCTGATTTATACGGTCATACCCATCAGTAAACATGGAAGGATTAGTGTTGGGTGCATGCAAAACATCAGATTCATACATAATCATTCTATTATACACCATCTTAAATTCATATTCAACATTCCATACTCCATCATGACCACCATTCAACCATTCCTGTACAAAAGGCCATACATCATCAGGAGTTTTTACTATATCATCAAACATCTCTGGTTTATCAATATAATCCATCACATTATAAGGAAGAGTCATATTTCCTTTGTAAGAATATAAATTAGTACCACCTTGACATTCATCAGGATAATTTAGAAAGATAACAACACCAAATTGATTATAATCAAAAGTTGATTGAGTACATTGTCCAACTATACCACGAGTAACACCATGCTCATCAACATATCCACCACTACTATCAACATATGAAGTTGAATAAGAATCTTGATGAGGTATGGACAACCAAGGATCAACACTGATACTATCAGAATTCATTACATTACATAAGAAATCTGCATTATCCCAATGACATTCATACATTCTATCAGAGAAAGAATGCTTCCAAAGAGTACTATCTTGACAGTACTTATCAAATACTAGTTTAGTCTTCTCCTTAAATTCTTTAGTTTCTATATGACATCTCTCTCCAGCAAGACCCTTAATTAATTTTTCTTCTCTCCGTTTATCAGCCTTAACTGCTAACTCTTTTACTTCACTAGGATTTTCATAGAAGTTATCAATAACCACTACTGTCCTACGATCAGGTCCGACATTCCTAATTACTTGTTCATTACGATTAGTACTCAATTCAAACATAACAAATCCTCACAGACAAAAAAATTCCGAGAAAAAAATTCCCGAAATTTTGGAATAAAAAGTTGAATTTCCCTCAGTATATCTAGGTCACATTCTCTGGGGGTTCTGCTTTAGATGCACCACCACCCCAGTATTCACTGGTGTCAGCAGCATCTCCACTGTTAGCAATATCATCTGGTTCGTGTGGCCATACAATTTTATATGTTTCTGTACCTACACCTGCCCATGTATTAGGTAGGTCTCTTAATTTCTGACGGTATTCTTTCCAAGGTGATAAGTATCCAGAAGGAGCATCATTAGGGATCTTATCATCAGACTGTGTAAGAAGACTATCTCTAGTTTTTCTCACCCAATCCCAACCAAATGTTGTAGAATCAGCAGCACTATTTCCTATACTATGAGTATTATTCCACTCTGTACTATCACTAGAGAAGGCAGGATCTCTTGGCCACTTATTATTAACATGATCATACTCTAATGAAATCATATCAAACACTTCTTGGAAGTGAATGTAGTCATTAAGAATAGGATTAGGTTCTGAGTTTGGACCTGCAGGAGTTTCTATTTGATATGGACCTTCTACGCCACCAAAGACAGCAATAGCATTCATTGGATACTTATCTGCATCCAAAGTAACTATCTTACTTCCAGCAGGAGCATCTCTATCACATGTTCCAGTCTCAAAGGAATGTTCTTGATGCCAATCAGGATTAGCATCAGTCCCTTTATTTTCGTACCAGATAGTTATATACTGTGGTCCGACATAAGTACAGATTCCTGTCCTTGTTGTGTCTTGTGCCTGTCCCATCCATACTGTAGGAACAGGAAATAATACTGTTTTAGTAATGTTTGCCATTGGTTTTGTTCAGGTGTACTCCCTCATATGTTATTTATTAAGACCAAGTTGTAACAACAACTAGACCGCCGTTACCCCAGTCTCCCCAACATTGTCCACCTTGAGTAGATCCAGAGTGTCCTCCTCCACCAGGCCAGATAGATGGTGATGAGCAACATCCTCTAGCATTACCATAAGCACAACGGTTGGTTCCAAAGTTTCTATTAGCAGTCCAAGGACCAGGAGGAGTAGAAGCAACTGACCAAGATGAAGTATGGCAGTTATAATGCTTCATTTCACCACCAGAAACACCACAAATATAGAATTCATTCTCATTGTTCATTGAACATGCATTATCTTGAGCATCGGGCCATGATGCAGAGCAACCATTATAGCAGTTAGTTCTTTGTGCTTGCTTCAAACAAGTATAGCAACTAGAAGTACAACGCTTAACACCGTATGTTCCACCTTGCATACAGAATGTACCTAGTCCACCACCTTGGACATAAGAAGGACATCCGTAGAATCCACAACCAGTTCGTCCATTACAGCATCCACAACATGAACACCTACTACTTGAACCAGCACAGATAGTATATTGGGTAGAACCAGCAGTAAAGTGACCACAGTTTGCATAAACTGTCTTAGTGCCGTATCCACCGCCACCACCACCAGTACCAGGTCCACCACCACAGCATCTAGCAGGACCACCTGATCCTCCACCAGATATAATTTCAAACTGAATAGTTGTTACTTTACTGGGAACTGTCCACTGATAACAGCAACCTCCGTTACATGGAGTGTTATTGCAACAGTTAAAGTGGAAACTTCGGCACATTATACCAGTCGATAGACCAGAAACCTGTCCTGGACCTAGCGAGTCAGCTAGAATTGCCTGATCCCCCTGCAGTTTTTTATATGTTTGATAATTAGCCATTGTTTAACCCGAATGGTGGTTCGTTAGTTGTATTTATTAAAGGAAGGGGGTTATTCACCCCCTTGTAATCATTAGATGGTGATTAGTCTCCAACCTTGTGTGCCATCATAGAACACAAGTTCAAACGCAGCACCCTCAGTATTAACCACTAGGTCAGATGCGTCACCCATAATTGTGTTACCATTTCTACCAACCGTTAG